CCCCCCCCCTGCGGCAGGAGCTGCTTCCGCTCCTGCCGTACCGTCAAGGATCAGTCGTGCCGTATTTCAGCTCGAAGAGGCAGTCCCGGCACAGCAGCTCCTCCTCGTCCAGCTCCTCCCACCCCTCGGCCCGCACGGCCAGCCTCGCGTCCCGGAGGTTCTCCTGGCCGCAGAGCCGTTTTCCACATCCGTCGCAGACCGGCGTGAATTGGTGGTAATACCGCTCGATCACGTCCTCGCCCCCTTCCGGCAGCCGAGACTGGCCCCGTCCCTTGCGGCCTCGTAGCAGCTCTGGCAGCAGTACATACAGATGTCCCTTCCGGAGACCGGGCAAGTTCTCACCAGGCTGTCGTACCACTCCCGGACGCAGGTGGAGCAGAACCGCCGGTAGTTGTTTTTGGCCTGCCATGCATTCATGTCCTCTACTGTTGCCTTCTGCTTCGCCATTACCGGCTCCCCACGTCCCGCAGCTCCCGGCGCAGGTCCTCCGCCAGCACCGCAGCCCGGATGACGCCCACCAGGAAAAGCCCCTCGAACACCGCCGCCACCGGCCTGCTTGCCGCCACCGGTCCGCTTGCCGTCTCCCGCCGGGCGACGACCGCCATCTCGCTCCAGCACGGCTCCAGCCGTGCCCGGTCGATCCATAGCACCCTGCCCTCCTTGTCCCACAGCGGGAGAAGTTCTCGTCCTCCCGCATTGACAGAGATGACGCTTTCCTTCAACTGGGCCTCCCAGCTCTCCAGATCGCCCAGGCTTTCCCGGAGGTCTTCGGGGACCTCCTCTTCCCGGAGGACCCACTTTTCCGCCTGCTTCTCGTTCAGGCCCAGGAGCGTCCCCAGGTTGGATTCCTTCAGCTCCGGCAGGCCGGAGACCGGCCACATCCCGACGCCGTCGCTGAGCCACTGGCGGACGAGCGCCCCGTCCTCGCTGCTGAATTCGTCGTAGAGGATGCAGACCTCCTTTGCCTTGCACAGCTTTCGGATCTTGTTCAGCTTCATTTCTCCGCTCCTTTCGGGCGCTTGCAGCCCTTGGCTTCCAGGATGCTCCAGTCGGCCGCCCGTTCGCCCCGCTCCCACGCGCCCATGCACACGCGGGAGATCTGGAGCAGCTCCGCCGCCGCCCCCTGGGTTAGCTTTTTCCGCTTCCTCCAGGCTAGGATGGTCTTGGCCTGGAGCTTCCGCTCCGGGCGCTCCCGCCTCCGGAGCAGCCATTGCCGGTTCAGCTCCGACTGGCTCTTGGCGCTCTCCGTCTTCGGCCGCCCCGGGCCGGGCCGGTTCAGCTTCGCCAGTGCCTCCTCCCGGCGTTTCCGCGCCGTTTCCTTGGCCGCCGCTGCGGCTTCCTGCGCGGCGGTCATTTGCCGCAGGCGGCGGTTCGTACTCCAGCGCCGCGGCCTCCGCCGCGCCTCACAACCCTTGCCGGGCGGGCAGCCCCGCCGCCGCCCGGTGATCAGCAGATGGTCGCAGGTAACGTAGCCGCCTGCGCTGGACAGGAACTCACACCCCTCGCACCAGGCGTCCACCATGCCGTTCATTCCGTCCACCCCCAGGCCTTGATCTGCGCCCGGATGGCGGCCCGCAGCTTCTCCTTCGTCTCCTCGTCCGGGATGGCGTTGAAGGCGTCGGCCATGAGCTTGTGGGCCTCCTGCCAAGCGCCGAAGCGGAGCTTGAAGACGGTGATCTCCTGGCCGGCCATCTTAAGCTGTTTCCGCAGGGCTTCCGCCTCGGCCCGGAGCGCTTCCGCTTCAGCCTTGTCCGTCTCCCCGGCGTCGGCGATCTTCGCCTCCGCCTCCTTCAGCTGCCGCTCCAGCCCTGCCTTCTCTTCCTCGGCCTTCTTCTTGATATCGGCCAGCTGCTTCATGGCCTTCTCCCGCTCCTTGACGGCGGCGTCCGTTTTCCGGCTTTCCGCTGCCGTCTGCCTGTCGATCTCCTCCTGGGCGATCACCCTGGCCAGCTTTTCCACCTCCGCCGGGTCCGGCTCCTTGACGGCCACCTCCACGGGCCTGGCCTCCAGCTCGGCGATCCGTTCCTTCAGCGCCCGCTCGTTTTCCACGGCCTGTTCGTCTGCGGCCTGGACGTCGTCCCATGCCTCCTTCAGCTTCCCCCGCAGCTCGGTCATCTGCTTGTCCGTATCTGCCAGCGTCCGCTGCGTGTCGGCAAGCCGCGCCTCGCTGGTCTGGAGCGCCTTCCGCGCCGCGTCCCGTTCCCGGATGGCCTCCTTCAGTTCCCGGGTGCTCATGGCCTCCGCGTCCACCTCCCGGAGGAAGTCTTCCCGCTCCTCCCGTGGCACGCTGAGGAGCGCCAGGGCCTTGGAATATGTAAGATTCGCAAACGATTCCGATTCTACCTCCGGCCCAAAAAGCCCCATTTGCGACGCTCCGAATTCCTGGAAGACCTTCATCAGCTTGTTCGCCGTGCTCTGGGAGTAGTTCAGCTCCTTTTCCAGGTAGTTCCCCCACTCGCCGTAGGGCACCATGGCCTTGGCTTCCTCCAGCCGCCGCCCGATCTCGATGGCGTGGCCCATGACCAGCCGTCCCGCCTGGGCGTCCAGGAACTTGATTTCCGCCGTTACCATGTCCAGCGTCCGTGCCGGTTTCCCGGCCCCTGCCGCCACGATATTTTCGCTCATGCCGCATCCTCCTTCATTTTCTCCGCATTTTTCTCCGGGATGACCGGCGCCCCGGCCTTATCCCGCCTTGCCCCGGCCTTCACCCAGGCGATCCAGGTCTGCTCAAAAGCTTCCACTTCCGGCGTCCGGTCGCAGTTCCTGCGCCCCCGGTTCTGGATCACCCGCCGCCGGTCCTTATCCAGGTTGAGGGTGTACCAGCTGATGTCCGGCTCTTCCTCCCGGCGGACGAAGAAGATGAAGGTCTCCCCTGCCGCCACCCGCTCGGCGTAGCTGCCCACGCAGTGGTTCAGGCACTTTCCCTCCGCCTCCAGCTCCCCGGTGCTCCGGGCCGGGCGGATGGTGATCCCGTCCAGCGTCAGGCTGTACTTCTCCAGCGTCTCCGCCACGGCGGCGATCTTCCGGTCCCGCTCGGCGTTCTCCGCCCTCTTCAGCCGCCCGACTACCCGGTCGTGCTCCCGCCGGAGCCGGTCCGGCCACATCAGCGCCGGATCGCGCAGGATATCATGCCCCTCGATCATCATGTTCCAGTAGTCCGTCAGCATGACCTCGTCCGCCTTGTCCTCCGGCCACCGGCGCCGCTGTGCCTCCAGGTACCTCGCCGCCTTCGCCGGGCTGATCTCCGTCTTCGTGATCCGCTCCGGGTACTTCATGCTCTCCAGTGCCGCCGCGTCCTCCAGCCGCCAGTTCCGCCCCGCCGCCCGGCCCGCGAGCCAGATCCCCCAGGTCTTCCCGCCCAGGTTCGCCCGGTCCTGGAGCGCCACGGCCTCCCGCAGCTCGTCCTTCCCGCGCATCCGCAGGATCTCCCATGGCCGCCGCCCCTTCCAGTTCAGCGTCTTCAGCTGCGGGAACCTGCTGTTATACGCCGACGACGCCCGATAGCTGTAGGAGCCGGTCACCAGCTTCTCCTGCCCGATCAGGTTCCCCAGGATGCCCCCGGCGCCGCAGGTCAGCAGGCTTTCCGCCCTGCCGCCCCGCCGCTGCCAGAGCCGCACCCAGGCCGCCGGGAAGTTCTTGCGCCCTTCCTCCAGATAGATCTCCAGTTTGGCGTTCTCGCAGGTGGTCTCCTCCGTGGCCTTCCCGATCCCCTCCGGGCAGACGATCTCCGTCACGTCCTGCATCATGTCCTGGAGGCTGCGGCACTGCCTGGGGCCGTCGAGCCAGTAGTCGCCGCCGAAGCCGCCGCCGTGGAAGGTGATCCTCCGCAGGGCCGTCTCCTCCGCCACCATGGCCTCATAGGGATGGATGTGGAAATGCCGCCGCCCCTCGCTGTCGAACCACTTTCGGACGTTCCAGACGACGAGGGCCAGCCGGTCCTTCTTTCCCTCCTCCGGGATGCGGTGGAAGGTGAGCGGCCGGGCCGCCTCCACGGCGTACTCGCCGCCGCTGCGGATGTGCCGTGTCCTGACCTCCTCGCCGCACTCCGGGCAGCGGCAGCTCTGCCAGTCCGTCACCTCCATGACCTTTCCGTCCTCCCAGAGCCGGATGCCTCCCGCGCTGGCGTATCGGCACTGCCCGCCGCTGACCCAGTCCAGCCAGTAATCCTCCCCGCAGGCGGTGCAGTGGCACCGGGCCGCCTTGCTCCGTATGCCCGTCATGGGGTCGCGGAGCCAGTCGCACTTGAATATCAGGACGTTCTCCGTCCATTCCCGCGCCTCGGCCCACTCCTTCAGCCAGTCCGGCGCGGACCTGGGCATATCCCGCTCGTAGTTCCGCACCCGCTCCTCAGAAGAAGTCTTCAAGGCTCACCGCCTCCTCGTCTGCCTTCCCCTGGGGGAAGGTGTCGCCGCAGGCGACGGATGAGGGACCCCCCGCCTCCGGCAGGCCGAAGTATTCCCGCAGCAGCTTCTCCGCCTCATCCGGGGTCACGCAGGCAAAATTCCCTGTCCGGTGCTTACCGGCGTAGTCCCGGATCTTCGCCTCGGCCTTCTCCAGCGTCATGCCGCCGGTGGTGAGATCCTGGACGATCAGCGCCCCGATCCCCGGCTCCCGCCTGACCATGTCCTTCAGCTGCTCGCCCACCATCCAGGCCGCCGATCGGCCATTGATTTTGGCCTGCAGCTCCCCGATAACCTCCAATGCGCTCTTCATGGTTGCCTCCTTCTGATTTTTCTGCCTTTCGGCTGGTGGAGGAAGCCGGGATCGAACCGGCGCCTCGCGTCCCCGGACGCGGCACTTCCATTTATGCTACCCCTCCATGGTGCCGGTCTTTCCCGGCTGTCAGGCGGAGCCGTGAGGGATCTTCACCCCACGGAGACCGGACGTCTCTTGCGCTTCCCGCGGCCCGTCCGGCGACGCGGATCATCTCCTCTCCATCCTCATCTGCATCTGCTCCTCCCGCTCCTCCCGGACGCCGGTGACCCGCACCGACGCCCGGCGGTCGACCTTCAGGAGGATGTTCTCAAGCTCCATGGCGGCGATCTCCTTCACCGCCTGCGGATCGCCGTCCATCCGCACCTCCAGCGTGATCACGTTCACGGCTCGCCCTCCTCCGGAGGCGGCGGAAGCGGTATCCAATGGGTGACACGCTTCGCCCCTTTTTTGGAAAAGGTGGGGAGGCCAAAGATGACCCCGAAGAATTTGTCCACCCCGATGCGCCCGTCCCGTGTAAAGACCAGCACTTCGACTTCAGGACTCGGCAGCCACTCCGTCACGGGAATCCAGCGAGGGACATTTGTGTCCCTCGCAGTCAGCTTTTCTATGGCATCGGCTGCTTCATAAACCACATTTTCATGACCATGGAGCTGAACAAACAAAAGGTGCGGCAACTCTCTCAGCCGCTTTACCAGATCCTCATACATAACTCGGCCTCCTGTTCCACCTCTCGTCGATATCCGATCCTGAGCTAAAAAACACCGTCAGCGCATTGCACTTCTGGCAGTAGATCTCAAAATCGCCCTTGTCGGTGTCCTCGAAGTCTGGCAACGGATATCTGGTTTGGATTACCCGCACTTTCCCACTGCAAAACGGGCAAGGCTTCAGTTCAGGCACTCTCCTGCCCTCCGTCCTTGCGCTTGCCATCTGAGCAGAAAAACACGGTCTTGTCATAAGGCTCTATTCTCTCGTCCCGCACAAACTCCTGAAGCATACAATGCTCATCGTATTTACACTCGGCACATCTGAACACCTCCACCACATCGGCGGCGGGAACGGATTTAACATCAAGAACCGCCTGAGTGAGTCCTGTGTTTATTCCGTTGTGCAACTGCCATTTCTCATATTCATCACGGGCAAAGTGGTCTGGATTCGTGTCTACCGTGCTGGCGTAGATCGCTTTGACTGCCGCATCCCGGCTGATGTAATCACCCACGCAGCACACCCGCCTTCCGAAGGCACCCGGCCCCGGCGAGCAGGGCGGCCAGGGCCTCCGCCGCCGCCCTGCCCAGCGGGATCGTCCCGCATTCGGCGCCGCCCATGATGCCCAGCGCCAGCAGGAGCAGCGCCCACCCGGCAGTCTCCGCGAGCTTCCGCTTCATTTCAGTCCTCATGCCTATTCCTCCTGTTATTCCATCGCTCGATGGCGATCTCCTCCGTGCTGCTGTAGGGATAAGTCATCGCCCCACAGTCCAGGCAGGCCACGATAAAAAAAGTCGAGTGGCGCTGCGGGAGGGTCCACCGTTCGATCCTTGCCTCGTATCCGCAGAAGGGGCACTTCTTCAGCTCGCTCATGCCTTCCCCTCCATTTCCTCTACGGCATCCTTGGCCATCAGCTCGGCGCCCTGCATCAGGATCGCCGCGGCCCTTTTCGGCCCCAGGTGCTCTTTCAGGATCTCCAACACCTTGGCGAGCATCGCCGCCAGACCGATGTTTACGCCATCATCGTCCTCATCGCCGTCTCCCCGGCAGAGGTTTTCTACCGCTCCCATGATCTCGCCGATCACCGTGCAGCGCTTCTTTTCCCCGGTCCAGGCTCCCTGGTTCAGACCGATGGTTCTCAAGCCGGCTCCCGTATCGATGCACATCATCACCGCCGCCGCGTCCTCCTGCAGGGGATCGCCCTCCAGCCGGACGACATTCCCGCTCTCCGGGTCCGTCACCGTTACGCGGTACTTCTTCATTCGTCGTCCTCCTTCGTCAGCTGGTAGACCAACTGGAGTACGCCCCGGGTCTGCTCCCGGAAGCCCCACGCGGTGTCCACCGATGCGATCGCGGTACTGTCCGAGTCCGCCAGGAGCTGCGCCACCGCGTCCACCGCTCCCCGGCACACCCGCTCCTTGAATCCCTCGCCGGTCCCCAGCTCGGCCTGGAACTCCGGCTGGAATTCCCCCGCGCCCTCCGGCGCCGGGATGATCTTCACGTTCTCCATCGCTTTCTCCTCCTCGTCGTTTTTATCACCGGCCCCCTCTTGCGGCTGAGCCGGCTTCCGGTTTTTCGTGAACTGGGGCGGGACCTTCTCCCCCGCCGTCATCAGGATCTCGACGATCTCCCGCTTCGCGCACTGGTTCTCGTCCGCTAAGATGCCGATCTGCTTCATCGGATACCGCGCCTGGCGGTATTCCCGCAGGATCTCCTCGTTCGACATGATCATCTCTGCACCGCCTCCCTCAGCTCCTCCAGCGGGACGTGGCCGAAGCGGTTGATCCGATCCAGGTCCCGGAGCGTGATGGTCTCCGGCTGCTCCAGCCGCCGCTTTGCGGTCGGTGCCGATACGTCCAGGATCGCCGCCAGTCTCGGCCCGCTGAAGCCGTAGCCCAGGAGCAGCCGCCGCATCCGCGCAAACGGCGCCTCCCGCTCCTTCGTGTATGGCATTGCATTTCCTCCTCTGTCGTTGTATAATGGAGGCGTCTCGTAACCTCCTCGTGACCTTGCCGCTCCGGTGCTCTCAGCGCCGGGGCGGCGCTTTTTGTCCCTCTGTGTCCTTGGCCTCTGCGAACCACGAAGTCTCATTTATGCGACTGTCTCGGTAAAAAAAATCTGAGAAGCCTCAGTCTCCGTCAGATGCAGAAGCTGAATGATGCTCTGCATTTCCCCGACCGTGAACTTTACCCCTTGCGCCTTGAGCTTCCTGTAGTAAGTCGCAATGTGCATCCCCATCGCTGCGGCCGCTTGCTCCGGTGTATATCCGGATGTCTCGATCTTTTCTTTCAATGCAGTTACATTTACTCCCACGCTCTCACCCCCCTTTCAGTATCATTTATGCGACTTGCATTATTACAGTAGCATAGACGCGACTGCTTGTCAATAAGAAAATTTGCGTTTTTGCGCCTTTTTCTATTGCAAATTTGCGACATCTATGGTATTTTCAAATCTAGGAGGCGATGAAATGACCACTGGCGAAAGAATCAGATACCGTCGCAAACACATAGGAATGACAGCAGACCTTCTTGCTGAAAAAATAGGTGTGTCTCGTTCAACTGTTTTTCGCTGGGAAAATGGCGACATCGAAAAAGTACCCGGAGATACTCTTGTTCCTATTGCTAAGGCCCTCGGCGTAACTCCTGCATATCTCATGGGCTGGGAAGACGAAAAAGAAATTCATTCTCCCGCTCTCACCCCCG